AGTCTTGTCTTTACCCCATAATTCTTTATCTGCTCTATAGTTATCAGCTTTTTTAGCTTTCATAATCTCAACATCACGCTTTGCAATATTTAAAACTTCAGTTAAATCTCCACCACCACGCATTGCTTGTGTAACTGCTTGTCCTTGTTCACCTTGTCCAAGCCTATCACCTTTTGTGCCTATTGTTCCTTCTATAGCACCTGCTCTTGATTCATCTACAACATTAGCAACTGCTGCTCCACCTGTACCTGATGTTGCGCCACCTACTTCTCTAGCTAGTATTCCAGTTTTATTGATTGCTGTACCAGTTAATGCAACAGGAGCAATTACAGGATCAGTGTATTTTGCAACTTTTTGAACAGCATTTCCAACACTAGAAACTTTAGCAAGATTAGTTAATTGACCAGTTTTAGTAAGAGCTGCTCCTCCACCTGATAATACTGTTGCAATATCCATAAGAATTGAAGCTGGATCAGTAGCCACAGCATGTTTAATACTATCTTCACTGCTATATTTATCTACAAAATATTGACCAACTGCTTGAGCCATTGCTTGACTTTCTTCAGTTTTTCCTTCAGGATCAAATCTTTGTTGTATTTCTTCAGGCAATATTAGATGAAAACTACCTTGCATTAATTTAAGGAGAGTATGTCCTGTTTCTATAGGGTTCATTACTGCATCAACTATTTCTCCACCAGCTTTTATTGTAGAGCTTGGTAAGTTTTGACCACCCTGTACAAGAGCCTGCGCCCATGTCATATCTTCTTGTTCAACTTCCCACGGATCAAGTTCTGCCATATTATTCCTTTACTTTATCTCAACAAATGATGACTTGCTCTTATCATCGCCACCTTGATATATATATTTCTTACCATTTTTACCTTCGACTATGTCACCTACCCCATATTGCGCTATAGCAGTCCACATATCCATCATACTTGGAGTACCACCAGTAAATCCTCTAAAGCTACCATTGTTAGCAGGGTCTTTAATCCATGCTAGTCTAGCATTTTGCGTTTGAGCAGATTGTTCCATCTGTTCTATAAGGAGTCTTAATCGTTTAGCGTTTCTTTCTGGACTTAATGAAGGATTAAATGCTCTACTAATTAGTCTTTCACCCTCTTTCTCTGTAAATTGAGCGCCTAGTACAGCTTTTAAGTTACGTTGTACAACTGATTCAATGTTTTCACGTACATCTGTTGCGCCTGGGTTAATAAAGGCATTAACTAAATCAGGAGCCATTGCAATAATTGGGCCGGTCACCATGCTTCCTGGTTTTTCTAACTCAAAAAGCGCATCTTTTAACTTAACAAGGTTCATTAAGGAATCACTACCACCTAGATTTTCCCAAGCAATCATATCAGGTATAGCTGCTTTGTTATATTCTTTCCAAAAAGCGTTTTCTTCATCTCTTTGATCACCTTCAATTGTTATTTTTGTTGTAGGTGTTTTTTGATTTAAGAAAGCTAAATAAGAAATAGGGGTTTCATCTTTAGTAGTTGTCTTGTAATACTCATACTCTTCAATACTATTTGCTTCGTTCTGAGTTATCCCTAAAATCTGTAATTCTTGTGGTGGAATTAAATCAGCGCTACCATACTGTGCTTTTAATCTTGTATATGTAGTAAATTTTTCTGCTAATGCACTTGGCTTTTGATTCATCATAGTTATTGCATCAGTCGGAGATATAACTCCTTTTGTTAGCATCTCTATAATGTCTGTTCGACCATTTGGATATTGTGGTGATACTGCATTTTGCAAATAATTTAATGTTGCATTAGTTTTTTCTGTTAACTTTCTTTTTGTAGTGCTATCGTTAATAGTAGTTTGGAAACTAGCCGCTAAGTTATCACTAGGGTTTAATCGCATTGAGTTGAACCCCATACCTAGTCTAGCTACTTGCTCTTGGCTCATACCATCAAACAATTGATTGCTTATACCACTGACCATGCCACCAATTCCACCAAACACGCCACCACTTGGCTGTTCAGTTGGTGTAGTTTGTGGTTGATCGTATTCACCCAATGACTTTATAGTCTTATCTTCATCATCATTACCTAATAATCCACCTTTGCCCAATTGAGAGCCAATTAAACCACCAAGCAATAATTGTCCTATTCCAAGTGCCATTAGTTACCTCCTGTGTAGCCTGATGCCCCTAGACTAAGATAATCAAACAAACCTGGTGTTTTAGTTTTAGTTTGTGTTTGATTAAACGAATTATCTGATGGTGTAGCATTTAAAGCATTATTTAAATAACCAAGTCCTTGTACTGGTTGATTAGTAAATTGACTAAAGTTATTTTTAGCATTATCCATAACCATTTGCTGTAAGGCTTGTTGCATTGCACCTTGTTGTGCAAGATTTTGATTAACTTGTTGCCCCATTCCAAATCCAAGATTAGATAATTGACCTAATTGATTTGCCGCTCCTAATCTCTGTGATTGACCTTGTAAACCTGCAGATTGATTAGCTAAACTAGCTTGTAATTGATTACCTATATCACGTAATCCTGATGATTGATTTGCTAACTGCCCTTGCATATTAGCTTGTTGATTAGCTAACTGTCCTTGCATACCATATTGTTGATTCATGCCTTGAGATTGCAAAGCATTAGATTGATTTGCTAATTGACCTTGTAATCCTGCTTGTTGGTTCATACCTTGCGCTTGTAAGGCATTAGATTGATTTAATTGACTAGCTTGTAAAGCAGCTTGTTGATTAGCTAATTGACCTTGCATGTTAGTATTTACATCAAATTGTCCACCTTGTTGATTGGCAAGTTGCGAATTGTAATTATTGTTTATATCTTGTAAAGCTGCTTGTTGAGCATTTTGGTAACCTGCTTGTCTAAGACCTGCTGATGATTGTGCTAAAGTATCTAATGTTTCTCTACCAATCTCACCCATAGCAATACCATGCCTTGATCCACCAAAGGCTCCAGCTGCTTGTGCTTGACTTTGCAAGGAACCTAAACCTAAATTAGCTCCTCTCATAATATCTGCTTCATTCGCCTTAATTACTGCATCGTTATAAGGGTTCATGTAAGGGTTCATGGAAGTATTTGATAGTTGTCTTGCGTTAACTGTTGGACTTGCTACCTGACTTCCTAATTGTTGAGCTGTAATGTTAGAGCCAGTTATAGACATAGGATTAACATTAGAACCTGTTACATTAAAATTACTCGGATTTACATTTGTAGGAGTGACACTTGAGCTACTACCTACAACACCAACTTGTTGAGGTTTGTAACCTAATCCAGCGGCAGTTCCCATACCTGCACCTTGAATACCCTGAGCTGCTAAGCTATTAATGTTTGGTGGTGCTGTTTGCCCACCTGGTAATGGTGATCCTGCCATTTCTTATCTCCTGTTAATTATTGTAACCATATTTTCTACTAAAATGTGTGCCACCTGTATAACTAGAGTACGGATTACTATGTGGACTTGCATTATATTTTTTCTGTAAATTTGGTGGTTCACCAGGCAATACCTTAAATGTTCCTCCTGAATTTGCTACAAATGTTTGTTCTACAGGGGTTGTAGCTACCCCACCTACTTTCCCATAGGTGTGTATCCTTTACTATCAAATCTACTTGAAGTCTTTACAGGTTTGTATTTACCAATACCAGCGGCTTTTTCATAATTATCTTGTTGCTTCATACCCGCTACTATTGATTTGTAATCTGTGCCACTACCTTTATTACCACCAATTAAACCATCTTTAGTAAGACCATATGAAGCATCTAATGTATTTACTGTGCTATTTGGATTAATTTGTGCATTATGCGAGTCTTGTTGTTTTTGACTCCATGTGCTTGTGTCGTAGTTAGGTGTAAAGTTTCCTCCAGTTGGATTGCCACCTCTAGGCGTAATGCCACCACCACTATTTCTTCTAGCATCAGCATTTCTTGAAGCATTTAATTGTGCCATAGCTTGAGCGCCAAACAAAGCATCATACTGTGCCATTGCGCCTGGTTGCTCTTTTCTTGTTTCTGCTAATGCTTGATCATAAAGTGGCATTGATGAATAACCTTTAAATCCACCATCAAAGGTAGTTGGAGTAGGCATCATATCTTCAGCTTTCATTGTGCTACTAGCATCTAGTAAGCCAAATGCTTTTGCAGTTGCAAGATTATTATTCATTGCTAAGTTCTGCGTATCGTTAAAAGAAGCAATTTCTGCACCACGATATGGCATATACTCTATGCGTTGGACATCTTCAGCACGTTGTAAGTTTCTCACCGCTGGATCTTTCAACCAACTAGGTATATCTCTATCTGTTTGCTCTGTATTTTTACCACCTTTTCCGCCACCACTACTCATGTCAAAACTCCTTTAATAATGTTGTGAATTGCTCTTTCCAACCTTTAGAAGCCAAAACTTTTTTCCAACCTCTACGACCAGTTACAGTCATTCCATCACACCCTTGTTGTTTACCCCATGCCACAGCATCATCGTGCATGTCTGTAATTTGTTCAATTCCATGTCCTTGATCGCCACCTGCAAGGAAAACGTGTAGGACTTTCTTATTAGGATACACTACTATCTCAGTTACTGCACATCCGTTTGCGCCTATCCATAGTTGAAAATTTCCACTCATTATCCCATCAACTACATCTTTAAAGTCGTGTGTATCTCCACCTTTATCTAGTGCAGACTGTATCCAATCTTTACATCTTATTAATTCTTCTTCTAGTTTCATGGATCGTATTTTAGCTTTATCCATGCACCATTTTTACTTACTACTACTGCATCTTGCGCTTCATCCCACATAATTATGCCATCTTGTGTAGCTTTACTTTCTGAATTTTTAAACTGCAATTTATTTCTTGTGGTCATTAAGAATGAGTTTAATCTTTCACCCCACGGTTTCCATTCTTTGCCTAACGGTGGTGGTGGAGTAGCAATACTCATCGTCTACCACCAGGCTGTGCTTCAACACGCATAATTCCTGATCTCCAGTTATCATTGGCAACGCCTTGTACTTTCATTCTAATTTGTCTACCAGTAAATCTTACATCTGTTGGATTAGTTAACGTAACTGCGCCATGATTTGTTTCAGTATCGTTAGGATGAAACCTAGTTTTAAACGTAACTTGCACTTCTCCTTGTGTTCCCTCATCAGGTATTAATGATGTAACTTTCATAATACTGTCACCATTACCAATACTTATTGCACCTGATTCTGCAAATGGTTTAGTTGAACCTGTGTGCGTGTACCCTGTTTCTTGATTGTATAAGTTACCACTGGCATCAGCCCATATAGGATTAGTGAATATACCTTGATCTACACCCGCAGTTCTTGTCAAGCTACCAATTGCCCAATGCCCTTCTTTATAGTCAAGCGTAACGTATCTATCGTTTTCTGTTGAGTTTGCTGATGGATAGAACCACCATATCTCACCATATTGAGAATTGTGTACTGCATATACTTTAGTTTTTTGTGATGGGTTCATATCATCAAATACATAATCTGCTACTTCACAAGATACTTCTGTTGCAACGGAGCCATCAAACGAGAAGAAACCTTTCTTACCCATCCAAAAAGCACCTTCATCAATTGCTACTGCACCTTTTCTTGATGCAACACCACAAGCTGTACCTACTCTTTCAAAGCCATAAACAAATGGCGCACCTGAGTAAGTTGCTATGTGTGCATCGTTATCTGTAAGAATAAGAGTTCTACCTCTCATGCGTAATCCACACATTATTTGACCAGTAGTTTGCAATTCAAAATCACCCGCTTGGTTTGTAGCTGAAGCTGACCATACTGTATTGTTTTCTTGATCTGACCACGCTACTTTTCTAGGATTACCACCTGCGCCAAGACAAAATACAAAGCGTTCTTCAGTTACTACCATTGATTTGTTACCTACAGGAGCGTTAGTTACCTGTGCCGCTACCGTACTTGGATTACCTTGCCACTCATATAACTTTCCATCTTTTGATGACACAGCAAGTAAATACTCTCCCCATGTATCTAATGCCCATGTTGTTGCTTCTGAATATACTCCTGATGAAGTAGGAGCTGAACCATAGTTACCTGAAGTTCCATAAAAGCCACCACCATATCCTACATTTAATGCGCCACTAATATTACCACTTGTTAAACCACTTGGGGTAATGTCTGAAACTGTTTGAGATGGATTTACATAATAAAGTTTACCAAAAGTACCACTAGCTAAATGCTCATCACTATCGTTATCTAACCAAGCAATC